GCACAGGTGCCTCCCACCGGACTCCAACACCCAGTACTCACGGAACGGCCCGTCGCATGGTATGGCTATCCCTGTGGCCTCCTCCATCTCCTTCCCAACTTGATATTGAATCGTGACTTCTCCGAACATCACAGTGACCCCCTGTGTTGGCGTGGCTGCCCATGCAGACCGATGCTCTCGGTCGTGACGGGTGCCGGTTCAAACAGTTCATAGAAGTCAGTCAACTTCGTCTGACCATCCTCGGGGAACTCGAATCCGAACTCCTCCAGAGTCGTCTGTCTCATCTTGGGGAGACCACACACGCAGCATGGTTCACCTCTCTTCACATCATCCTTGGGCTTACCCATAAACCTATTCCATATCCATTTACTCATTTTTATTCACTTCCAGTTCTATCTTGTGTCCACATACTGGACACTGGAGTATGTCGGTTCGACCCGGAATCAACAACGACTCGGGTTCATTCTGCAGTCGTGCCTCCAGACAGTCGGCTCGCTGCCATGCGTCACACGCATTCTTGTTCGGGTTCCCTGTGGGTATCTTTCCATAGGGTGTCTCGTTTAGTACTTTTCCTTTTTCAGCCATAGTAATCACCAGTACCCCTTCGGTTTGAACTCGTCAGTTACTGCCTTCAAATCCCAGTCGAGTACATCATACACGAGCCGCAACTTATCACGGAGCATCTTGGTTATTATCATCTCGGTATCGAACACGAATCCTTCCAATTCACCGGCATCCCTAAAGGCAATCACATTCGTCTGCGGGTATCCATCGGGAGTGTCCGTGATGTATGTCCAGTACACACTCTCGCCCGTCTTGAACGGTTCATCGGTGACGAGGTGCCAGTTGTAGTATCGTGCGGCCTTCGCATACCCGCCCGCAATCTTCGGGTAGTGCTTGTCGGGTCGGTGTGGAGTAGTCTCATTAGGTTCAATCTGCTTTCGCAGACGAGTGCGGTATGACAGGTCCTCAATCGGATAGTCACTCCGGCGTATGCCCAAGCAGTACTTCGATACGACCTCACCGATGTCGGACTCGGATGCACCACTGCTGAGCATGGTCAGCACCTCTCGCTGCATCTTGGCAGACAACGGGGCGGTGCTGCTGTGCTTCATCTCAAATCCTGACACCTTGAGGCGACCAGCATCCTTGTCGGGCCATTGGATAATGCCGGCATACCTGTTCTTGACATCACCACAGAACCAGTATGGCATCCATGCCTCCGGCTCCGCGATGAGGGACAGGTTGCCAGTCTCCTGTTGGATGACCGAGGTTAGAACCTTCGTCACCGTGTCAATCTGGTCGAATGGACACTTGATGAAGCAACTGTCGGTGTGACCATACAGGACCTCATGACCCATGCTGTACGCATATTCAGCCATGTTGTCGATTGCACTACGCCCCTCAGTGAGGATGGTGTCGGCAAGGATGGGGTCAGCCATGCCATGCCCCTTCGTCTCGGCGGTGAGTCCGTACAGTGACGCCATCACCCGTTTGACTGCCTTCTCCAGACCATGCTCTCCCGCGTCCTTGAACTTCTGTCGCTCCTCAAACAGATGCTCTACGATGGATGGAAGGATGGCCTCCCCAGACTGTTCCCAGTGCGTCCCATTGGTCATCGTGAGTGTGGTGTCGCTCGGTTCATCCCTACGGGTCGTCCAACAGAGTCGGTTGCCTAGCATGATTGAGGGGTACAGACCCTTGAAGTCTGCTACGAGAACCGACTCATGCAGACCGGGTGTGGGTTCCATCACGGTCGCACCCTTGAGACTCCCCCGCTCACGGCGGCGGGATGGGTTGCGAGTGGGGAACTTGAGTTTGGTTCGACGGCTCACCAGACCTCGTGCGAACTGCCCCACATTGTAGGTGGATGACAGGGTGACACCACAGAACCGAACCATGTTGATGAAGAAGTCGGAGCACCGCACGAACTCGTCACACGCCTGTAGCAACTTGACATCTCGGAAGCAGTAGTCGGTGAGTCGGTCATAGTTCTCATTCCAGTCGTTGAACAGGTCAACATCATCCTTCTCACCCAACCCGAACAACAACCCAATGTCGTTCAACTTGCGTGAGGGTAGTTGCCCGTTGCCGCTATCCATCCACACCCGTTCTATGCCAGTGCCTTTGGTGCCGGGTGCTGCCGTGTCCAATACCCACCTCCCCTTGATTGGTTGGTCGGTGTATCTGTATGAGTCGTAGTTGGGGCGCAGACGGCTCACTGACTGCACAGGCGACAGCCGCTTGTAGTTCTTGAACCGGCGGGTCATATGGGGAATGTCAGCCCACATCGCTGCGTGGGCTATGAGAATGTCGAAGTCCTTCTCCTCGATGTATTGGATGACCGCCTCGTGGACGGCCTCCTCACTACAATAGATGTGTGACACATATCCGTCACGGTAGTCAACCTCATACTCCTGCTGACCATCACGCCACCCGAAGCAGACACCCTCGCCAGTGAACGAGTCAAGCGCGGCCCAACACTGGGTGAAGTCGTTGCTGTCATCAGGATTCCACTCGATGTCGAACCAACACTTACGAGGTTCCCACTTCGGCATGGTCGGCACATTGTCTATCAACCATCGGTCGGGGTATCGAACATCAGCCTCGTAGGTGTCACCCAACCACTTGCGCATGTCTGGTACATCACTCGGGGTCCATGCCACGACACGCACCAGTTCCACGCCGTCAATCCCGTAGGCGAGGTCATGCCAGTCGATGCGCGTCTTAGGGAATGCGTTATTCATGTTGGATATGCCATCGGCGGGCTCGTCGGTGGACATCCAGAAGTATGGCTCAAACGAGTCATCCGTCTCCTCGATGAGGTTGCCATCGTTGTCACGATAGCGTGTGTAGATGGATGCTCGGTTGGAACCATGTGGATAGACCTGTTCGACTAGCATCAGTCATCCACCTCGTCACTGAAATACTCTTGACACTCTTGTGCAGTCCATCCATGCGCTCGCATGAAGTGTTCGCTGATTGTTTCAGATGTGTTGCTCATAATCGTGCAGCAACCCGTAGCATAACAAAGATACAGTGGCTTACTACTCATGCCGTCACCTCACTCCTGAGCGAGGTCTTGGTCGATGACCACCAACAAGCAGTGCTTCTCTTGGTGATTGAATATCAACACGGTGCCGTCACCAGTGTAGACCTGAGCCTTACCAGAAGGCAAACATGATACTACATCAGGAAACCAAGGTCCGAATGATGTTTTATAGACTTTATCTTCTGAATTAATTTCAAGTTCACTACCTATTGGTTTAAGAACGGGGTCTATTGTGACTGTATGGAACATTTGACCAGTCACACCACTACCAGTATGAATAATCATTTCTTTTTTGTCTGCAACAAATGATAGATGATATGGTTTGTCTGCACCTACTACCTTACCAAGAGATGACACTGCAAATATGTCATCAACTTTAACAATTGCATTGCAACATAGGTCTTTGTCCACCCACTTCTCCCAATTGGTTGCGACAGCATCATCCACCAACTTCTTGGCAGTGGGCAGCGACTTGGATGACTTCACATCCTTCGTCGGTGGTAGGTTCACGACGCTCTTCCCACACGATATGCGTAGGCTCTGCGCCGACCCGTCACGCTCCTGTTGGTGTAGTTCGACAGTCTCCCCGGAGCAAGCCCGGAGGAACGCCGACACCTTTGACAGGTCAGCGATGACGAACCCACCACCCTCAATCTGAGTCACGCTTATCTTCTTCGTCAGGAAGTGGGTGGGCGCAGCCACACCCCCAACCAGATAGTTCTCCTTGACATCGAGGCGCAGGTCATCTATGCCCGGCCCGAACGATGACAGGAAGTTCGCCAGTTCAATTCTATTCAGTTCACACTTAGTCACAATAATCCCTCCTCTAGTTCCTTGAGGCCATACCACTCGGGGTCGCCACCCTTCCGTGTGATGGCGATGACCCGCTTCTGGCCCTGTAATGCGATGTTGGTGTTCTCCTTCCAGAACTCGACGGTGTACTCCGTCTTGCCCGTCTTGTGGCCGTCGTCATCGAGCACATCCTCGCGACGACACCATAGAATCTGCTTGAGGTTTGCGTCAGTGTTCTTCTCCCAGTCGGGTTTCCATGCACCCGTCTGCTCGTTGCGGAACACCTCGGGTTTGAGGTGCGTCTCCCAGTAGACCTCGACACCGAGTCGCATGAGTTCACGACAGACTGCGGTGAGTTGGTGGAATCTAGTGGAACGAATCGACCAGTTCCATTGGTTGCCGACGAGTCGGTTGGGGTCACTGGCCTCGATGCCATCCTTGGCCTTGCCGAGTTCAATGACCTTCATGTTCACGATGCAGACGGTATCCCACTGGTCGACTGCGGTCACCAAGAACTTGACAAGCCGCTTCCCCTTGTAGTCGGGGCTGTTCTGCTTGTGGGCCTGTTGCACAGCGAATCTACCAATATCCATCACCCTACTGTGAGTGCTGGGATAGTCGTATGTCGTACGGTCCTCAGTCGCCATCACCCAAGGTGACAGGGTGCGAATGTTCGCCGCCTTGTCACGGTGATAGGCGGACTTCGTGGCGGCAGCGCCGCCGTCGAAGTCAAGACACAGTATGTAGTCACCGTTGTCAACCTGCTTCTTGGTCAGACTATCGAGAACGATACCGGACTTGCCAGTACCCTCAAAGCCGATGACGCCACAGAACACATGGCATCCCAACTGCTCATCTGCTGCAGCCTCAACCTCTGATTCGATACTCCCATTTTCAACGACGCCTACTTTTTCCTCGCGTTCTAGAACGCGTTCTAGAGAGGGGTCGGCTGTTTTAACCTCTTCTGCTGCTGTCTCTTCACTCTTCAATGCGTCAAATCCACCCATTCAATCACTCTCCTCCGTCAAACTGGCCAAGACCAGTATCGCCGCCCTCGGGCGCAGGAACCACGAATCGTGGAACTGCGTGAACCCCGAAGGCGCGAATCTGGGGAATCTCCCCATCATCGGTGGCCTGTACACCTAGCCGACCACACACTAGAATCGTGGAGCGCTCGGCATATGGCTGCCACTTGTCGCCATCCCTGTAGTCGAACACATTGCAGTTCTCCTTGAGATGGCCTGATACTCGTATGTTGACCTCACTGCGAAGTCCCGAGGGGAACGACCGCTGCAGGTCCCATGAGGTAATCCTGATGTTGTATGTCTTGCCGGTGTCATCGTACTCGGTGTCCCAACCCTCCTTGA